TTCCGGAGGTTGCGTGGGGGGCAACTACAGATGTACCGTAAAAGGTGGAAATGGTGGTTTATATGGTGGAGGCGGCGGCGGTAATGGCGCACAAACTACATATTGTGGGGCATCTACTGGTGGCCGTGGCGCTGTTCGTATTATTTGGCCCGGCAATACTCGCTCGTTCCCATCAACTTGCGCAGGCAATCCGTAATTTTTGGAGATGTTATGGCTTTGTATATTGAAATTGAAAATGGCCAAACTAAAAATCATCCTGCGTTTGAAGATAATTTGATTGAGGCATTTGGTGCAGTACCCAAACATTGGGAGCCATTTATTCGTGTTGAGCGCCCTGTGCCCGGTGTGTATCAGGTCTTGGAAAGCCAAGAAGCTGTTTATGCAAAAGTAGATGGTATTTGGACTGACGTATGGACAATGCGTGAAATGACTGCGGAAGAAAAAACTGCCAAGCAACAAGCTGTTATCACTGCGTTTAATGAACGCGAGTACGCTTCTAATTGGTCAGCATGGACATTTGATGAAGCTACTTGCACAATGGCCCCACCAATTCCGCGTCCTGCCTTAGTTGAAGGCGTGTTGGTATTCTGGTGTGGCGCAGAAAACAACTGGAAAGAGGCATTCGCCCGTCCAGAAGGGCAATATAAGTTTGATTTTATTGCTTGGCAATGGGTAGTGAATACATGAAAACAAAAACCAAAAAAATATGCAAAGCCGCTGAGTCAGTGGCTCAAGTTGTTCAAAACACACAACTTCAAGTTGCATACCATTTCCCTTGCCCAATTTACATCATTGAGCGTCCCGACTTCCTTGATGCAGTTAAAGTTGTATCTGAAGAAGGTTTAGAAGTTCAACGCAAAGAGCGTGACCTTAACGAAATCTACCCGTTGTACATGACGGGCAGCTACTTTGCTGATCCACGTATGGCAGGATTTTCTGAGTTTGTTGGGGCTACAGCTTGGAACATTCTCAATGAGCAGGGATACGCCATGCAGGATAAAGCGGTGTCGTTCACTGAAATGTGGACACAAGAGCACCACAAACATTCTGCAATGGATGCGCACGTTCACGGCTACGGCTCACAGATTGTGGGTTTTTACTTCCTTGAAACACCAGAAGGCGGCTCTAACGTGGTATTCCACGATCCCCGCGCAGGTAAGGTACAAATTGATTTGCCTGAACAAGACATAAATATGGCAACGCCTGCCAGCAAAATGATTAACTTTACGCCAAAACCCGGCATGATGATTTTTGCTAACTCTTGGTTAGCGCATTCGTTTACACGCCATGCGGCAGAGCTACCCATCAAGTTTGTGCATTTCAACCTGACAGTGATTCATCAACCACAAGCTTGTGCACTGCCACCAGCCGCAGAAATTGTATGAACACGTACCAGATTAGATTCAATAAAAGCCGTGGGCAAGCTGGCCGTGGGTCAATGGATCACGTTTGGCGCGTCTTTGAAAACGGCAAAGAATTCTTGTTTAAGAACCTCGACATTACCACCCCCATCAAAAGCGAAAAAGACGCGAATGGGGTAGACTACAACATCACTTGCCAAGGCTACATGACAATTGATCGAGACACATCGACTGCTGTCATTGCGGCAAAGATCAAACAACTGGAAGCAGCATGAGCACACAATACCCCGGTGGTTTTATTACGAAGTCCCCTGTTGCGCCGACAAGCTCGGCAGCTTCAGGCATTTGGACAGTCGATCAGGCTTTGCAATATGTGAAGGCAGGGACATGGCCTAGCCCTCCTATTTTTATTGAAGATTTGTTTAGCACGTATCTTTTTACAGGGAATGCGTTGGCATCCCAAACAATTACAAACAATATAGATGTATCGGGTAAAGGTGGTTTGGTTTGGATAAAAAGCCGAAATGTAACCGGCTCTGATGGCAATTATTTACAAGATACCGCAAGGGGTGCCACAAGCACTTTAGTTAGTAACTCTACAGCAGCGGCAACAAGTGGAGTTCTTTCAAGCTTTACAAGTAGTGGATTTGTTCAAATTGCAGGTTGGGGCACATCAGACCTTTTGGCTTCATGGACATTTCCCAAACAACCAAAGTTTTTTGATATTGTGACTTATACGGGAAATAACTCAACTGGTGGACAAACTATTAACCACAATCTTGGCTCTATCCCCGGGTGCATAATTTATAAAGCAATATCAGGAACATCGGCAGTTACTGATTGGGAGGTCTACCATACATCGTTAGGTTCTGATGACGTTACTTTAAACACAACTAATGCCGCACAAGCAAATGGGTTTTGGAATACTACTCCAACTGCTACAACCTTTAAAACCGCTTTTGGCGTTGCTGGTAGAGATGTTACTAACGCCTCGGGAACAACTTATGTTGCCTACCTATTTGCATCTAACGCAGGAGGTTTCCCTGCTTCTGGTTCAGGTTCAACCAATGGTATTACTTGTGGGTCTTATACGGGTAACGATACAACTAACAATATTAGCCTTGGATATGAACCGCAGTTTGTAATCATTAAAAGAACAAGTGGCGTAGGAAACTGGCAGACGATGGACACCATGCGTGGCATGAATATGTCCTCTGTTTACTATCTTTATCCAAACCTTGACAATGCTGAAACATCAAACACCCCAACATGGTTAAATCCAACGGCAACTGGTTTTACTGTGACTGGCTCATCAAATAACTACAACGGCTCTGGCAACACCTACATCTACATAGCCATCCGCCGTGGCCCAATGAAAACACCTACGGTGGGAACAAGCGTGTTTAGTCCAGTAACTGGAACTACATCCGCAGATTTTGGTTTTCCCAGTGATTTTGTTATTTTTAAAAATAGGTCAGGGACAAGCGGTCAGCCCTTTTTTACAAGACTACTTGACTACAAATACACAAATTCTGCTACTGCGTTTGCGGAAGCAGGCGGATCGGGGGATGCTGTTTGGAACGGAAGCCAAACAACTTTCAGTCAGGCACTTACATCTGCATCTAGTATTTATGAGGGGTTTGGTCGCGCGCCTTCGTTTATGGACGTGGTTTGTTATACAGGCACGGGCGCTAATACAACGCAAACACATAACCTAGGTGTTGCGCCTGAAATGATGATTGTTAAAAAGCGTTCTGCAACGGCTGATTGGGAGGTATATCATTCAGCACTTGGTCCAACAAAAGTTATTGAATTAAATTTAACAGGCTCTGAAAGCACATCATCGACCAGATGGAATGATACGGCTCCTACTGCATCTGTATTTACAATTGGAACGCATACAACCGTAAATGCTTCAGGCGCTACCTATGTAGCCTACCTTTTTGCTACGCTTGCAGGTGTTTCAAAAGTTGGCAGTTTTACTGGCACGGCAGCGCTTCAGACAATTAACTGCGGATTTACTACGGGCGCACGTTTTGTTTTAATTAAACGTTCCGATGCCGGTTCAACCGGCGACTGGTATGTATGGGACTCTGCCCGAGGTATTAGTTCAAGCACTGACCCATACCTACTTTTAAACAGCACAGCCGCTGAAGTTACGGGTACTAACTACGTTGACACGGATACCACAGGTTTTAAAGTCACAGCCGCTGCATCAACCACAGTTAACATCAGCGCAGCCACATACATCTTTCTCGCAATTGCATAAAGGAACATCATGGAAATTCGTTTACGTTCAACAGGTGAAGTTATGTATGAGGGTGAGTTCCGCACTCGCTTTGCTTCAAACTTGCCATCAACCCCTCTGACACAAGAGTGGCTTGACTCTTATACAACCGACCCAGCAGGTGACATTGTGTTTGAAGGCCCACAAGCAGCAGTCACATACCCTTACGAGTTCAGCTATCGCAATGGTGTAGTGCAAGACGACCAAGGCCGTTGGTTTACCAAGTATTCTGTTGGCCCTGTGTTTGCAGACATCCCCGCAACTGATACTGAACCTGCCAAAACCGCTGCCGAGCAGATGGTTGAGTACAAAGCCCGTATGGACGAAGAGCAAGCCAAACGCATTCGTGCAGACCGCAACACACGTTTAAACGACAGCGATTGGTCACAACTTGCCGACAGCACCGCAGATAAAGCAGCATGGGCAACATACCGCCAAGCACTGCGTGACATCCCAACATCTGAGGGCTTTCCTTGGAACGTAACTTGGCCTGATGCCCCATAACTATGTATGCGCTGGCTCCTTCTGCTGTTACTGCTGTTGGGGCTAGTTGGGGCCGTCGCCAAAAATGGCTGTCATGTACGCGAGTTCTATGGGATTGGCTACACCGAGCACGACCCAACGCTTCGCCACAGGGCAATGATGGCTTGGCTGGATCAAAACGCCCAGCACTGCAAGTCAACGGATTACGTGGTGATCTGGAACAATCTAGCAGAGTGGTCGGGGTCAGCAGACTCCACATGGCTTAGAGGCAAAATTGTTCATGGATATCAAGATGCACTTGAGCGCGAAAAGAAATGATTCCGCCTTTGTACAAATGGTATCCAATGGTTCAGCCGGGAGGCGAACCAAACAGAACTGATGCGCTTGAACGTAGGGCTGAAAAGCTGACTGAAGACTACAAGCAGGCGCTGAAGATGAAGAAGGTGGATATAAAAATTGACGCTCTTGAGTTTGAGTTGTATGTGAAGAAAGCAGAACGCAATCAACTAGCCCTTGAGATTTTTACAAACCGTAAATTGGACATGTATGTATGACCAAGAAGCCGATAGTCAGACCCAAAAAGCCCGCAATGGAGACCAAGGACAAACTAACCCTGTGGGTCACGCTGATGGTCAGCTTCACCCTGTGCATCTCTGTTTTGGCTATGGTCTTCAGCTTTATGCTTGGCCTTTGGGCCAAAGAAGTGGACAACGCAGAAATATTCAAGATGATTTCACCCGCTTTTTCTACTCTTATCGGCGGCATGATTGGGTTCCTGTCTGGTATCAAACTCATGCAAAATGAAGACTCTAAAAAGGATGGCAAATGTTAGACATATTAAGTGGCGGTATTCTTGGTTCAGTGTTTGGCGGCCTGTTCCGTATGGCCCCCGAGGTGCTGAAGTTCTTTGACAAGAAAAACGAGCGCCTGCATGAGCTTGCCATGTTTAAACACCAATGCGACTTGGAAGCCCAGCGCGGTCAGCAGAAGTTGGCTGAGATTGGCGCACAGCGGGAAGCCGCTATTGACGTAGGCGTAATGGATGCTTTCAACAACGCCATCACCCAGCAGGCCGAGATGGTCAAAGCCGCAGGCGGTTGGGTAGCTAGTCTGTCAGCATCAGTGCGTCCCGT